TATTCTTTTGGAACTGCATAAGTGTATCCAGTTTTCCTATTACGAACATATGAGTTCATAGTGAGTCGGGTTGACCCCAAACGTTCTTCACCCTTGTACTGATAGTTAGTAAGCACAGAGAGATGATTTGCTTCACCATCGGTCAGGATTACACAATGCGCTTTCTGAACCCCATTTGTTTTTTTAAACTCAGGAATAATAGAGTGGAGACAAATCAATGATTCATTCAAAGGAGTTCCAGAAAGTCCAAAATTAGAAGGAATAGTATAGTTAACCCACTTATTAATACTATAAGCAACTCGCCAGATAGAAAGAAGTTGCTTCTCCAGTTCATTACGTTTCACATCACTGGTAAAGAATTTCATCAGACTGAACTGAGGATCTATAGTAAACATACCTTCTTTCATTTCTGAATGAGTATATTCGGATAGGTCATGCTTCCATTCAAAAGATTTCTTCTGATAGTTGTTAGTAAAGGCATAAACATCAAAAGGAATATTGACTTTATTACAAAACCAAATCAGATTATAAAGTTGCTTGATGGTATCAAGAAGACAGTCCTGCATTGAACCAGACCAATCAAGAATAAAAATCAATCCATGATTCTTTCCATCGGGAACAACAGTTACCTTTCGGAATAAGTCTTCATTATACTTGTAAGTATGAAGTTTGGTGCAGTCCAAAACACCAGTTCTAGATACTGCAGAACGAGAATATGCATCAGCAGATTTTTTACACTCAAACTCTTTTACCATATAACTTACTTCTTTCTGTGCTGATTTTTTAAACTTGGCATATTCTGTATCAACACTGCTGTAGTCAGAACCTTTTAAGATTTGCTCAACCCGACCATCACGACCATACCATGGTTTATCTAATGCCTCAGCAATCCAGTTTCCACCAAGTTCATCATGAACATCTTGATTACTAATTACAATTTGATTTAAATCAACATTAGGAACTTCACAATAAAGAGATTGTCCAAAGTCAGCAGCACTATTGAATTCTTGAGCACCCTCTTGAAACGTTTCATCGGTTTGGACTTTGATATTACTATTAGAAGTCTCGGTGTTTTCTTCTTGTTCTTGCTCAAACTTAGATTCAGTATCAACTTCTCCTTCTTCCATCTCAGAAGATGGTGATGATTCGATTTGTTGATTTTCTGAATTACTTTTTGTTTCTTTATCAGGTTGCTGAGATTTACTTTGTTGTTGCTGTTGCTGCTCATGTTGGTCCTTACAATAAGCATAGAGCATCTCTGCTGCTATACAGGCATCATTGTAAGTCTCAGATGCCCCAATAACATCAATGATTTTTTGCTCATCTTCTGTAAAGGTTAGATCAATAAACCCACCAATCTTAAACCAGAGGTTTGCCCGATCAGCAAGGTTCATTGCGTCTACATCTTCATCCTCTAAACAAAAGAAATCATCATCAGAAAGTTCATTATATGCTTTGTAAAATGTTTTAGACAATCCAGGATAACGTCGTTTGATTAATTTCTCAATACGAGCATCCTCAGTTACATTAACAAACTGATGTGGAATATGTCTAGGAGGATCTACATTGGGAGTGTATAATGCGTGTCCCACTTCATGCCCGACAAGCATATCATACACGCTCTCACTTGCGCGTTTCCAGTTAGGAAGAGTCAGCACACGGGTATCTACATTAAACTGAGCAGTCTCTACATTCCGATTCTCTACAACCAGGTCTTCTGTAGCGAGCAGTTTAGCGAGCTGTGATTTGATTTGGTAGTTAACAGGCATCGTTGCTTTGCTGGTATGTGAATATCATACCGCAGTCAAATCCATTTTTGAAGGGAGTTAGACAGTTCCACAACTGGCACATAGACCAATCCCCCACACCTATTTAAGATGCAGGGGACTTTAGTTTTATACTCCTAAGAGGGGTTTAAAAGTTAAGTAGTTATTCTTCGGTTAGTATGTGTCTGCAGAACCTCCGTGCAGTTTGATCGATAATACCACATTCTGAAATACATTGGAAGTAATCAGACACCTGATCATATTTTTCGGTGACTGTTTCTTTATCCTCCCATGTCCAAGACGCAAGTTCATTGCGTGATATTAAGTTATGCATGGTATCCTCCATTCACTGTATTATATAGTCAGGGTTTCCTAACTTAACAAACATTTGTAACAATCAAACTCAACTTAACATTTTAGAAAATCCCTTAACTTTTTCAAACTTTATTACTTCATCAAACTTATCTTCCATACCAGTCTTGTGAGAAATAACAAAGATGTTAGCGTCCTTGATTACATATCTGATAATCTTAAGGAACTCATCTGTTCCAAAACCATCAAGAGATGAATCAAATACTTCATCCATGATTAAAAGATTAGTATTGACTGAGTTTTTAAGTCTAGCGATCTCTCTCCAAGTGAATAGAAGAGATAAGTCTACTCGCATTTTCTCTCCTTCAGAGAAAGATGCATATGTAAAGTCTTCGTGAATTGGAGTTTCAATAGACTCATTGAACTCTTCATCAAGTTTAAAGTTGATGTAAAAGTCCATCATCTGAAGATACCGATTAACTTGTCGATTAATCAGAGGCAGATATTTGTTTATGATTTTTCCTTTGACACCACCGTCCTTCAAGAGGGTGTGTATAAAATCATAGTAAGTAACTTTCTCTTTACGTTCAGCAAGTCTATCATAAGTCTCCTGAAGACTTTCTCTGAACGTTTCTAGTTTTTCATGTTCAGTATTTCTATTTTCGATCTGACTGGTAATAGTTTGAACTTCTGATTCCAGTCGTTTGACCTGTCTTTGATGCCCAGTGATCTGAGCATTGTTCGTAGAAATGCCATTAAGTAAGTTACTAAGTTCCTTGGATAATTGTTTAAATTGGGACTCTCTCAACTCTTCGTCTTTAATCGCTTTTTGGAGATCATCGAACCCCTTACGCAATTCTTCTGCTTTATTTTGTGAGTCCCTGATTCTATTTACACGAAATGACTCTTCGATACTTTGATCGCAGGTGGGGCATACCGTATTGTCTGTGAAAAACTTATGCTCATTTACAATAGTAGATATTTTTTGGGACATCTTCCCCTTAATACTACCAAACTCACGAAGCCTAGACCCAGAATCTTCAAACTTTGTTAACTGTTCACGAATATTATTCAGTTCAAGATCTTTATCTAATCCCCATTGGAATGCTTTTTCAATTTCTAAATTGATACTATCAATAGTGTTTAGTTTAGAGTCAATATCTTCTTTGCTTTGGTTTTCAATTTTCTTAATAAAGTCTTTCTGCATATCAACTTTATCTTTAACAGATTCTTTCTTGAGTTCTAATGTTTTAACCTCATCTCTAATCATACGAATCTTTGTCCTGATGATCTCATTCATTGAGGAAAAGATTTTAATATCTAAAAGGTCTTCAACAACTTCTCTACGACTTGATACTGGCAATTGCATAAAGGGAACAAAAGTACTGCTACCCAAAATTACAATTTGAGTAAAACTTTTATAGTTCATCTTTAGAACATTCTGTTCTAACCACTTCTGTTGATCAATAGCAGAGTGCGATTGATTTAGTTCTTCACCATTTCGATATATCTTAAAGATATTAGGTTTGATTCCTCTTTCAACTTTCCAATCAGTATTGTTAACACTAAACTCAATATTTACAAGACATCCTTTGTCATTTACGCTATTTACTAATTGACCTTTATTGATTTTACGAAAAGATTTACCGTACAAAGAAAATGTAAGAGCATCCAAAATGGTTGACTTACCAGCACCATTTGTTCCAACAATAAGAGTTGTAGATGAATTGTTTAGATTTACAGTAGTAGGATGTTGTCCGGTAGAAAGAAAGTTTTGCCAAGTAATGGTCTTAAAGATAATCATTAGCGTCGTCAGGTGGAATTACAATATCATTTTTAGAAATCATAGCATAGCGATGACCATGCATTTCACAGGTCTTTACCATCAATTCATCGTCCACTTCAAGAACGTGCATCTCAGGGTATTCGATTTCTTCTAGTTGCATAGCATAACGCATTGCATCATCTTCTTGTTCAAACAAATAAAGAACTTGTTCTCCGTCATCATCAATTACGGAGTATGCTCCTTCTTTTTCTTTACCTGCTACTGTAAGAATAAACATTAGATCAGTTCACATGCTTCTTGATAGGTCTCTCGCATGAAGTTTTTAACAGTAGATTTATCCAAACTAATGTCTGCCTCTTCAATATATCTATCAAGAATAGAAAGAGTGTTTTCTGTTTCTACATCGCCAACATCTACGTCTTCATCATTAAGAATAAAGTTTTCAGCAATTTTTAAATCCGCAACGTTTGCACTGTATAACTTATCAATATACTTTTCAAACTTAACGCTATCAGTTTTCTTACGAACAACAACTTTTACAATTTTGTTTTCATATTTGGTAGCATCAAATAGTTGATGATTTGTATCTTCATAGTAAAGAACATGAAACAGAGTATATGGATTATCTACTGGAGTATGTTCCAGAGTTTCTGTATCAAAGATGTGGAATCCTCTTCGATCTCCGACATCGTTCCAAAACATCTCGTAGGGATTGCCCAAGTAATAGATTCGTCCATCATCCGATCTAGTGTGATAGTGACCGGAGTAGACCTTGGTGAACTTTGAATATAACTCGCTTGCATGACCATGATCCATGACGAGTTGTTTACTAACTCTAAATCCTGCGAGTTCAAGGTGCCCCATCGCGCACTCGCAAGTTGAACTTTTAATAAGTTCATAAGTTTCTTCTTCATTGTCTTCACATATCCAGGGAATGTATAGTAGTTTGCGTCCATCTATTTCTACTTCAGTAGCACTAGAATATGTGATTACATTGTCATACTCTTTGAGTAGAAGTTCTACCGCATTGATAGAGTTGGTATTTTTATAGTACGCATCGTGATTACCAACCATCAGGTCCATAGTAATGCCCATCTTTTTCAGAGGTTCAAATACTACTCTTTTTGCCCAATCTAATGATTTAAACTCTATTCCTTTCCTACTATCAAAAGCATCACCCATGTGAATAACATGAGTAATTTTTTCTTTTTCTAAAGTAGGAAAGAAGATATCATTGTAAAACTTCTCAAAGTAATCATGAAATAATCTAGAACCCTTACGTGCTCCGTAATGGGTATCAGTAATAATAGCAACACGCATCAGTTACGAAGTTTTGAATGAACGGCATCTTTGATGCTATTGTACTCGCTATAGTTAGCGGAGTCAAGGTCGTTCGCATCAAAGACTTCATCAAAGTTGGTCTTCTCAAGAATCTTGTTTTTAATTTCTAACTGCTTCTTCTCTTGCTGGATCCTTCTCAGGAAAGCATAGTAGATGATCTGGGTGAAATATGCAAATGGATTCTTTGACTTCTCTGGATTGAAGTTATGGACGTATCGTACACAGTTTTCAATACCATCACAAATCATATCATCCTTGAACATATAGTTCACGAAGTTTGGTTTGTATGATAAATGATTAGCAATCTTGAGAAAACACTCTCCAATATACCTAGGAATCTGAGGTTTGGGTTGATCGTTTAACTTTGCTCTTTCTACTTTAATAAAATAATCCTCTAGAGCATTGAGGAATTCTTTGTTATTAACGTAGTGTTCTGATTTCTTAGGTCTAGGCATAATCCCATACGCATTGTTTTTAATCATAATATATCCAAATCTGTTTTTAATATTATAACAGAAAAACAAGTAGTTGACAAGAATACAATTATCCTATAGACTAGGTTTGTCGCCTTTGAAGAAAAGGTTCTAGCTATTATTATAGAGTTTCTCTAAAACCTCTTTTGCTTCATGGACAGATGATAAGTATCCCATCTTCCTATCTAGTTTAGAGTTGTTACCTTTAAACATTTTACGAATATAATCTTGATAATACAAGATCATTTCAATATCCTCTGATTCAGACAATGTAAGAACATCGTCTAGATTAATAATAAACATATCTTCCTTAGTAGTTTTCAACCAAGGTTCAAACTTATATCCAGTTGCAGTTCCTCTTATTTTTATCTCTTCAACCATAATTGGATTAGAAACAATTAACATTGTCCTATTATCTTCTTCAGAGGCTGCTACCTTAGCAAATATCTCTTCCCCACATTTAAGTTTTATTGTTGCATAAAAATCATCTTCAATCATAAATTAATCTCCTTTGCTAGTCTTTTATATCAATGGATATGATGTCATAGTTAAATTGTTCTTGAACATATATTTTCACTCTTTCAATAAAATGGTTTAAGGTATAGTTTTTCATAGAACCACTAGTTAAGTCATCAGCAATATCATAAAGTTTTGCTTTAGTCTTATCTTTGCCTTTTCGTAGGACTCTACCAATACTTTGTAGGTTGCGTATACGAGATTTGGATGGAGAGGCAAATATTACGTTATGAAGGTTCTTGATATTGATTCCTGTACTGAATGTTCCGTAAGAAGCAACAATGATTGCATCCTTTTCCAGTTCAGTAATCGCTCTTACGTTTTCTCTATCTTGGGCGTCTACACCACCATGAATAAAGAATACTTTTCTTCCTTCATCTACATTTTTATTTATTAATTCAAAAAGTACCTTACCGTGAGCTTCAACACGACTGAATAGAATCAAGGTATTGCCTTTCAGATCTATTGATAGATTTTTAATAAAGTTATTTCTTTTTTCATGTGATATAAGAAACTGAATCTCATCTTCATAAGTTTGAAACTTCTTTGGTTTGTACTTCAATACAAGACATTGAATATCAAGCGTAGCAAGATGACCTTGATCAATTAGTTTCTTTGTTTGAGTGACTTTGTATGATGGACCAAAGAGACCCTCTAACACCCACTTATGCGTCTGTGTGCCGTCTAAAGTACCTGTGAATCCATATCTATACTTAGCATGGTGTAACTTGTCCATGATCCCAACAAGAGACTTACTTTTAAAAAGGTGCGCCTCATCACCAATCACCACATCATAGTCCTCAAAGAACTTTCTATCTAACTGATACACAGACTGCCAGGTAGTAATAGTTACTTCATTAGTATTGATTCTCTCACGTCCTGCATAGATTCTATGGCAGTAGTTCTCCGCATTCCACCCATAGTCCTGGAAGTCCTTAAACATCTGCTCTACAAGCGATGTAGTGGGTACTACAAGAAGTATCTTTCTGCCTGAGTTAACAAAGTATCTCACAATCGTATAGATCATGAATGACTTGCCAGATGCAGTTGGAGATATAAGAAGTTTTCTATTATATCTCAATGCATCATGAACAGCATCAATCTGATAATCTCTTGGTTTGAGATTAGTGATTGTCCCCATAAAGTCTTTGACTCCTTCCTCTGAAATCATTTGATTGACCTCAAATGGAGGACCATAAAATTTATTATCTTCAAACTGATATGAATATCCTGCCTGCTCACAAAATGCTACAATCTTATCCAAGAGACCAACATAGATTCTCTTAGTCTTCATATTGAATAAGTGTACATATCCATCCCAGTACTTACTTCTGTACTGAGGCATAAACTTTTTATTTGGAACCTCAAAAGTGAATCTATCTCTCAGTTCATATTCGACATGAGGTTCAGTATTAATCTTCAGG